ATCAGTCATATTACATCTGCTTCCTTGATGGTTTGCGACTAACAGAAACTGGTGTTGTTGTCACAGCGGGGTGCTCGCGAAGAAATCTATCTCTAGCTCTGCTTGCTTGTTCTGACAAATTTGTATCAAGACCAAAACCAGGACTCTTTACTCGTAAAGCACCAGCAGCACCAGTTTGTTTTCTAAGACCAACAATATCGTGAGTATCGTAATCGGTAGCAGGAACAACCAAACTATCACCACTACTAAACTGCATGGCAAGGTGCGACGGTACTGGCTTTGGATGTGCCGATGTTCCAAGATTAGTTACAGGAAGAGCAATATCTTCTTCTGCTGAAATCATTTGTTGAGCACGTCCTTTTGTTAATCCTTCACTCCAACTTCCTACACGAGTAACATTTGATTGACGTGATCTTGGGGTAGGACCAGGAAGGACATCTTTTGCATAACGCTTACCGTATTCACTACCAATAGCCATAGGAAGTCCAGCAGTTGGACCAAATTCTTTTCCACGAATTTGTTGGTAACGACCTCCAGGCCCACCAAAAATAGAGTCACCTGCGTCCATGTTGTCAATGTGTAGTTCACTAGTGCCGTCAAGACGAAGAGAAGCAATATTGCCTCTTCTAATAGCGCTTTCAAAATTAGTGTGGGCTTCGTCTCTAATTATTGCCAAACCTTCAGCAGGATAGTCTGTTAAAAATTGGGTGCGAGCAATCTGAGTAGGAATAGTCCTACTAAGGCGACCACTAGTATTAAGGCATCCTGCCGCACACCCAGCAGTCTTATCTTTACAAGCATCAGAACAACCATGACCACCAGCGGGCATGAGGTACATACCGGATGCTTCAACACGACTAAGAACTGGGTCATTAATCTTTTTATTTTTTTCAAACTTTACACTTGTAGAAAGCATTTTTGGATTTCTACTACCAAAATTACCAGGATTGTATGGGTCCTCAGTTTTTTCAGAAATTTCAGCAAATTTCCCTCTAGCCATTGGGAGAGAAACCTTATCCATATCACGAACAGATACTTGTTTTAAAATGTCTTCTAGATATTTGCGTGCCATGTTGTTAACTCCCGTAGTCGTACTTGTCTTTGCGACCTTTTTCAACGTGCAATGCACGCCTACGAAGATCTGTTTCTTTGCTTAAGCGGCCTTCTTCTTCTGGTCGGTCAACGTCACGAACACCCGAATCTAAATGCGGAGACTGTGTACCAAATGCGGAATCAACTGGATCAACAGGTTCTTCTGAAAACTGTTGGTTGGACAACATTGATGGTTGTAAGCCAGAACCCGCTAAGTTCTTTGGCATGGAGTAACCAGTTGGTTGATAAACCGAAACGCCAAGTGTATTTTTTAAATACGAATTAAGGACAAACGGGTGTCGTCGTTCTCGCAATTCAGCAGATGCTGGTGGGGTGCGCAAAGCAAGAGTTTGAAAAATACCTTTTCTGCTTTTATAACCTCGTGGGTTAAACGCACCTACGGGACTTAGCCCATAAGTTTGCGCAATGCTTTCAGATAGTTCTTGCGTTCCTGTGAGACCGCTGTCTCCAGATTCAAGACCGCCGGACTCAGATGCGGAAGCTGTTCCGCCTTCCATTGTTAGTCGCTAACAACAGTTACGTTTGGACGGTTCATGTGGCCACCGCTGTTGTAGGAATATTCCCACTTCGGCATGTCGTCGCCAGCCATAGCACCTTCCACAAACTCGCTGAGCACCGATGGTGCTTCAACCCACGAAGCTGAACCTACGTGTGCACGCTCGCGCATGGTGTCTGCGGGATGCTTGTAAAACATTTCTGGGTTGTTTTGATTCATTCGCATTGGCGATGGAGCGGTGTCCTCGTATGCGCCTTTGGCAAAGTCGTTTGGAACGTCGGTGTCTGTAGCAACGCCTTCTTCAAAGCGAAGCGGACCCTTGTTGCCTGGAATGCTTGGGGCGTACTCGCCTTCAAACATAATTTCGTTACGACCTACTTCTGGGAACATAGGTGCTGGTGATACTGTCATGTGTCACTCCTTAGAGTTAATCGGATATTAAAGAATACCATTATTTAAAGAACGGGTTTTCCCCAACTTGGATTGTAGGCATTGTGTCATGTAGGGTTGTAGAGCACGCCAAAGCAAGGGAATCTGGGTAGTCGTCAAAAGCTCCCTTTTCGTCTGGGGCTTCTGCCAACATATACGGACCTTTATAAACTTTTTCCAAATCATTCATTTGTTGGTTAAAACGTTTCCATGATTTAGTGCGTCGGGCTTTTGAGTGACCTGGGATAATAAGTTGTTCTCTTTGGATTAGTTCTGTTAAATGAACCCATCTTTCGTTTTGGCTTTTTGAATCAGATGATGCTGCTGTGACTTCTATGTGGGGCAATAGGATTTGTAAACGTTCGGCAACGGCTCCACCAACGCCTTGGGCATCTACAGCAACTTTGCAGACTTCGTAATTGCGCAAAAAATCAACAATTTGAAAGTACTGACTTTCCCATTCCTGGTCATTTATTTCTAACCAATTCAAGATTCTATGTTCGTAAAAACCAAATGGATCTGGATGATCCCAGTCCACCCACACAACAGTCACTACCGTAGAGTCGTTGGACCTAGCCACGTCAATCCCTGCAACTACAGGAGTTCTCCACCACTGTTTGACTAACGGCATGGACGGTTCGTATAAACGTTCCATTCGTTCTTCGGTGACAAACATACCCTTTTCAAGCATCCAACGATTGCAGTAGGACATTTGAAACTCGTCAGAATCTTCGCCAATTCTCAGTTTTTCTTTGGCAATAAACTTTAAATAATTCTGGTTGTATTTAGAAGCAACTCGCCAATCGTATTCAAAGTGACACTCTCGCATACTCTTTTTGCTACTAGTCATTCGTCGTTTGTTGTATTGAATCATTTTGTAAAAATAAGATTTGGTTCTGGAAGCCGTACCAGTCAACATGATGCTTCCGTTGTTAAACGCCAACATTGGTTTAATAGACTTAGCAATAACGTACTCATCGGCTTCTTGAGCTTCGTCAATTAACACAAAATGATATGTTTTAGATTCAATCTTGGCTTTGGGGTTACAGGTTTGCATACGGCACAACGACCCAGCATTTTTTAAAGCCAGAATCTTTCCTTTGCCTCGTGTACCACCAGCTTTTGTAATGTCATCAATTTCTGGGTCTAGCAAGAATGTTAAAGCGTGATCGGATGTTAAACGATTAACTATGCGACTAAACACCGTGTCGGCTTGGTCTTCAACTGGAGCAAATACACCGCACCAAAACCCTTTACTAAACTTGGACAACCACGTTGGGTATACAGGAGCAAGCTTTGGAAGAATGACCATCATTGATGCAAGCACGTTAGAAATAACTTCTGATTTACCGCTTTGGCGAGTTGCAACTAACGTTATTTCTTCGCCGTCACCCAATACGATAGATTCAATTACCCGATAAGCAATGGGGATTTGATAAGGAAAAAACTCAACATCACAGAATTGTTCTGTGAACAAAACTAGTTTTGTGACGAGTTGCTCTACAAACTCAGCCGAGGTTTCGTCTAATTCTTCAACTAAATCCTCAGGTAATTGTTCGTCAGTTAGTGTTTCGCTCATTCATACAAGGATACACTACATCTCAAATAATGATAGTTGGTCTGGATGTACTTCCGTTGGACGCACTAATCCTTTGTGGTATTCGTAAAGGTCTTCAACGCAAATTAAAAAGTTGTAAAGGTCGTCAACGTCAGCAATCAGGCGATAGTCTTCCCGTTTAATGATGTTGTTTCGTGGAAACGATCCAATGTCGTTTGCCATTTTACGTAGCATTGCTACGACTTTGTCCATTTTTAATTCTTCTGGTGATCTACTTGTGTCGGTCATTTTTCCTCTTTTCAATTTCAGACCATACCACAGCAATTGCTTCTATGCATGAAGAAACTTCTGATGCTGGCGCATCTTTAAAACGCCAATTATCAAAAGAAGCACCCAAGGACATGATGGAGTTGTCCATCCATGTGTACAGAGATGAAGTGTCTAATCTTTCCGCACGCATCTGTGCACGAGTTCGTTCTTTTTCTTCAGTCAACAACTTGTTGGTTTTAAACAGTCTCAACGCCAATCTCCAATCTCATTGGTAGGTGTTGCCATCATCCTACCTTCAAGGACGTTTAATGTTCCTTCTTCTTCGTTTATAAATTCTCGTTTTTTACAAACGCCAACTTGTGTAATGTATTTTCCTGTTTTAAGTTGAATACCCTTTCCTACACGCCAATGCCCTCCCAACTCACGAAGCCAACCGATGGCTAATCTGGGCGTAGATTTAGTTGCGGTATCACGAACTATCCAATAGACAAACCAAAAACCGTGAACCGTGTTAGTAGACATGTTGTGTAGCCTAGCGCTATTTTTTAATCTGATTGTTGTGGTATTCCACGACCTGACTCGTAAGCTTCTTCGGAAAGAGGGTTTGATTTTGGTATTCCAGGGATTGGCGGAACGTTTCCATAATTACCTTTTTGGATTTTTGCACCAAACGGAGTTGCTGGTTCTAAGGAGTATTTAGTTGTGTCTTGCGTATACCCTCCAGATAGCCCCATCGTGTTAAATGTTTTACCTTTGGACAATGCAGTCATGTAACGTTTTGCGACAAATGCTGGAACATTATTAAATACATAATAAGGTCCATTTGTCCTCTTTGCCTGTCCTCTAAACTTTACATAAATGTCTCCGGTTAAGGTTTCTTTGTTAAAGAAATATTGAGCAGATAACAACCGTGTGCTGTCTTGTCCGTTTGTTCGTTCACCTAATTGACTAGGGTCTTCATTGTCAACACCTTGTGTGGCAGCTACCCATGGATCAAATCTTTCTTCAGGATAGAACAAAGCTTCTTTGGTTTCGTCAGACGAAAGAGCAAAAGAATCTTTAGAATCTTGGAGGGCAGCACGTATGCGACCACGAGCTTCAGGGTTGATTCCTCTTTTTCTAGCCATGAGTCATATTATAGAACAATCTACAAAGCCAGTATTTTAAGCATTACCTCGTGCCAATCGGCACCAGTGTGTGTCATTGTAAAGTTTTCTTTTAATATCTCATAGTTAACATCGGCTTCATCTTTTCGCAGCTTTGGGTCTATCAATTCTTTTAAATGATATTGCCATTCTTCAGCATTGTGCGCAACTCTCCCAACACCAGCATTTGCTAAATACTCATATTCAGGAGAATAGGAAGATACAAAAGGTACTCCAGCAGCAGCGTATTCAAGTCCTTTAATGTATGACTTAGCGTGATTAAACGGTAAGTCGTTTAGCGGGACAATTCCAATGTCTATTTTACTAAACAACTTTGGATACTCCCTAATAGGACTTAGTGGGGATGATGTACAGCGTTGTTTGTCAATTTTTAGTTGGTCCCTGGCTAATGGAGAATTTATAGTATGACCTGAGTGATGAAACAATAAATTGTTTCTTTTTATAAATGGACCAATCCACGAAGACAACGTTTCTAAATCTCTAGATCTCCAAGGTGTTGCACCTACCCAACCAATAGTTGGTCTGTTAAACGCTCTGTCTGTTCTCCGAACCCAACGATCAATGTCTATACCGTTTCGTACAAGATACACATTCTTTCGTTTTGTTTTGTAATATTCGTACAAGAAAGGAGTGGATGTGGTGATTGCATCAGCTTGGAGAATAATAGAGTTGTAATGTTCTCTGTTGTTGTCGGCATTTCTTTTGGGGTCAGTGACAGCATACGCTTGGTTAGTTTCGTCTAAACCATCAAAAAAGTCATCAATGTCTACAACTATTTTCTGACCAAGGGCTTTAGCAACAGGCATCGCAGATGCAATTTCTTTTCGCATCAAAAGTTTAAAAACCAAAATATCCCAACCGTGTACGGTTTTGTCTTTGGACAAAATCATCCCGAAGCCATGTTGTTTGTCAAACTGGGGCAATCCCATACCAACACGCCAACCATGTTTTTCTAATTCTCGCATTGGCAGTAAACACCTGTACCAAGCGCATCCGTTAGGTTGTAGTGGTTTTGTTCCAGTTGCCCAGTCGTGTGTTAAAAACCCTATTGTGTTACGTTTCATGCATCCTTACTCGTCTTTAGATAAATACGCACTTCCTAGCGAGAGCACTATAGCAGCAATGCTGATCCAAATACCAGTTGTACGAGTACTTCCAGACAAAGTGATTAAAACTAATCCAGTTCCGGCTAAAGTCCAAATCAGACCTTTTAACTCTTTTTTAAGATTTTCCATAAAACTCCATATACGCTCGTTTTGATATAGTCCGCTATCAAGTAGCCCATGTGGTATTTTGTCGCCTGTAATAGCCTCCTAGAGGCTTCTAATGCGATTGTGGATGATTAACCTTACCCAACTCGCACGCGAACTGGGACACTCAATAATACAGCACCTACGCCAACAATGACACGACGATCACCTACTGGAATTCTAGAACCCATGGGAACATACACATCAAATACACCTTCAAAAACATTTAATTCTTTTTCAAATGCTTTTCTAACTTCTTTAGGTGCTTCTTGAACTGCTTTTGAAATTGCTAACCCATCCTCTGGCGACACCTCAGACGCAACCACGGCATCAAACACTTCCGTTGCTTGTTCGCCGTCAATGCTCTCCAACACTTTTTCACTTGTGGCAAGTTCTGTTGCTTGTTCTGCATTAACTCCGCCTTCCTGTTCAATAATCAAAGTGACTACTTCAGC